GCTACTCGCGCCAGTGGCATCAGAGTTTGCAAAACAGATTCGAACTGCACCCCGCAGTGGCCGATGCGTTCCAGATGCACGACCCCGAAGACTGGCAACAGTTGCTGCTTGAGTGGCCGCATGAGGCCACGACCGATGTGACCCGCCTTGCCTACACACGGGACGAGCGAGCAGGCGAGGCCGACAGGCAGACGCTGACATCATTGGGCAAGTACATCAAGCAACACTGGCCGCGCATGGCAGACCATCACATAAGGGATTTCGTAGCCAAGTACGCTACAGCGGCTAGCTTTCACATCGAGCGCACCACTGAGGCCATCGTGCGTGCTGTGCAACATGGCCCCGCCTCATGTATGAAGTTCGATGAGAACGAGGAGGGAGATCGCAACGAGCTTGATGAACTCGGGGCGCATCCCTACGAGGTGTACGCGCCGTGCTACGGCTGGCATGTGGCAACCCGCCGCTTGGGGCATCAGATCGTGGGTCGTGCGCTACTCATGCAACGGGACAACCTAGAGAGCAACCCCAAGTACTTCGTGCGTACCTATCGGCACAAGGATGGTGAGCGGTACTCGCAACCCGATGACGAGCTGCATCAGTGGCTACATTCGCAGGGGTACGAGAAGCGCAACGAATGGAAGGGGGAGCGGCTGGCGTACATCAAGAGCGGGCACAGCGACTGCGACTTCATCGCTCCTTACATCGACGGCGGGACGCAGGATGTTGACATTGAGAACGAGCGCATGCCTGACGGCACATACAGACAGTATCTACGCATCACGAGCAGTGGTGACTGGCAGTGCAGTAATCAAAACGGCACTGCGACTGAGCAGAACGCATGCAGTTGTGCGGACTGTGGCCAGCGCATCAGTGAGGACGAGCAGCGCGGCACAGGTATATACGACGATCATGTCGTTGGCGAATGCTGCATCGACGAGTACACGCATGTCACTGGGCGCAGGGGCAACGACTACTATGTGCCCAACGATGACGCCGTGGAGGTTGACGGCACTTACTACGACCGCGACTACCTCAGTGACAACGGCATCGTGGAGCTTGAGAACGGCGAGTACTGCTCGATGGATGATGCGGTCAGTGTTGGTGACGAGTGGTATCACTGCGATGACGATGCGATTGTCTGTGACCATGTGGGCGACTACCAACTGCGCGATAACTGCGTAGAGCTACACGATGGCGAGTGGGCGCTGCTTGACGAGACATGGGAGTGCCAAGGGTCGGGCAACTTCTACTTGTACGATGACGATGCACCTGTCGAGCTTGACGGCAACATGTACCACGAGGACTATGTACCCGAGCCAGAAGAAGTCGAGCCATGCCCCGTACGGGATGCGTGCCTGTCCATTGAACCAACCACAGTAACAATCAAGGAATCAACATGAACAAGAAATCAATACTCTGCAAGACGCTATCACGCGCCCTGTCAATGAAGCGGCCACACGGCACACGCGCAGTCATCGAGTTCACGGACTGGCTGCACTCACACATACCCAAGCGCAAGCACATCGCTGTCAGCTATGACAAGGTGGGCAACCTGCATGTAGACGCACGACTCGACGACACCAACCGCACGCTGTTCGTAGCCCATGTGGACACAGTGCATCGTGAGACAGGTGCCAACAAGATCAGGAAGACTCAAGGCAAGTGGTATGCCGATGGTGCGCCCCTTGGTGCTGACGATGGTGCGGGTTGCGCGATGCTGATGCACATGCTGCATGCTGGTGTACCGGCGTACTACATCTTCACGCAGGGCGAGGAGCGCGGGGGTATCGGTGCTAAGTACCTTGCCGACCACAGCCCCGAGTTGCTGGCCTGCTTTGATCGTGCCATTGCGTTCGACAGGCGCGGCATCGACAGCGTTATCACGCATCAGGGGTGGGGCAGGTGCTGCTCTGATGAGTTCGCTGACGCACTGTCCGGTGAGCTGTGTGCTGACGGCGTGCTGATGTATCTGGGCGATGACACAGGTGTGTACACCGACACTGCCGAGTTCGTTGACATCATCCCCGAATGCACCAACATCAGCGTGGGCTACGACAACGAGCACTCAGACCGCGAGACTCTGGACATCTTCCACTTCACAGCGCTGGCTGCTGCGGCCGTCAAGATCAAGTGGGATGCCCTGCCCGTGGGGCGTGACCCGACAGTCATCGAGAAGCTGCCCCTGATGGACTGGAAGAGTTACTACAGCACGACCAGCCTGACTTCATGGGACGGCAAGTGGTCTGACGCCAGCGCCTACGGGTACACGGACAACGACATGCTGGAGGACGCACTGCGCGATGCCATGCGTGGGATGTATCACGACCTGCTCGACATGATCGCAGAGGCGGCGTACCCAGAAGACCCCATGATGGCGCTCAAGTTCCTCAACAAGCGCATGCTCACTGACGAGGTGTTGCAGCGTGCGATGTCTGACTGCGCTGTCTACGATGCCGATACTGTGTTGCTGTCTCTGTTCGACACAGTTCACTGCGAAGTCTGACGGGTGTCATTTCGGTTTGCACCGTTGGAAACGGTTTGCAGCCTGCCGACTCAGGCTGCGCTTTAAGGAGAAGTAAATGAAACATCAATGGAACACAGGCCGAGGGTATGACGAACATGGGCAGCGCATGGTTGCCGAAGTACACGAGAAGGAGGTTATGTTCTCTGACCTGAGCCGACACATCAACGGCTCGATACTATTGGGCCACTATTTGAGTGGGCGGGACATAGACCCCTACACCCTTACGCAGCTAGTCATGACCAACTACGACCTCTGCAACTACAGCGGCAGCGGCACAACCCTTAAATGGGAGAAGTAAATGATCAAGATAACCATATCCAAAGGCGTGATCGAAACGTACGTCGATGTGATGCTAAACACTGTGCAGCGCGGTATAGACGGAACGCCCCCTAGTCGCGTTGCATGGGAAGGCATGCAAGAGATGCTCTGGCGCATCAAGCACTACATCGACCAAGGAGAAAGCAAATGACTGAGAAACACACGTTCATTGAGATGTACAACGCCAGCAACTACGACAGTTGGGAGCAGGCTTGGAAGTTCGGAGGAGTTTACATAACCACAGTGTTCAGTGTTGACGAGCCTCGGCATGGCGCTGGGTTTTCCATCATGGAGGATGTGCGCGATGCCATCGAGACAGCTTGCTGGATGATGAACAGCAACTGCGAGGTCAAGCACCGCACCCGCATCGGGCCAGTGGCCGACAACATCTATATCGACCAAGGAGAAGACAAATGAAAACAGATGAACTGACAGGTGCCGCCCTTGATTGGGCAGTGGCGAAGTGTGAGGGTGTAGAGATCATCGTGCGACAAGAAAATTGGGACTGGTACTCAAGCTCTTGGGAGCAAGGCGGCCCGATCATTGAGCGGGAGAAGATCGCAACAGCTTGGCACCTCACACGCTGGGTTGCATGGCGTGGCGTGATCGAACACCCCGGCCCAACACCCCTGATCGCAGCCATGCGCTGTTATGTAGCAAGCCGACTTGGCAATGACATTGAGATACCGGAGGAGCTGAATGTTTGACAGAGGAGACACCATCACGCGGGTAGTGTTCCTACTCGCGCTTATCGTAGTAGCGCTTGATTTACTTTACTGGAGGCCGTTATGAGGGGGGGGAAACCCCTTACAAAAAAGAGTGAACACTAACATGTCTAATAGTGGACAATACCCGATTTCAATCAAGGAGAAAACAATGCCAGATATGAAGACCGCACTGCATGCCGTGCTGAACGAGTGGGAAAAAGCCGAGACTCCCCTATCAACATCTTCTCAGGAGCAAGCTGCATCCGCCAAGCAAAGGCACTACTTCCAACCCACAGTGGGGGTGTCGCAAGCATCGTTCAACTATGTCAGAGACAACCCCTACACAACCGCAACGCAAGCCGTGCAAGCGCTGGAGAAGCAAGGGTTCAAGAAAAGCTCGCTGACCTCGCTGTACACGCAGATGATTAGGCAAGGACACTTGAGCAGAGACAAGGACGGCAAGCTGACGGCGCTCATTCCAGAGTTCCGTCCACTGAAGGCAACGGCCACCATACGCAACATGGGAGCGTTGCTGAGAAAGAAGCTGGCCAATACGAAAGCCCCCACCAAAGCAGACCCACCGCCACGCCAACCAGCGAAAGTGAACATCGACATCGCGGCCATCAAGAAGCAAAACGGGATACGCGCAGGGATAGCTACGCTCAACGCGTCCCATGCCCAAGCTGCCCCCGCGCCGACACTTCTCACGGCCAAGCAGGTGTTGGAGACGCTCAGTATCAAGGAAGCGCACATGCTGTACCGCGAATTGCAAACAATGTTTGGAGGTTGATATGTGGAAATATATGTGGACCGAATTGAGGTTGATGCTCAAGACCGTGACGCCGACACAAGCCGTTACGCACGAGTTGATGCACGCCGAGCATGAATTGTTGAAGGCTGAATCAGGGGTCGAATATGCACAAGCGCTGGTGACTTACAACAAGCAACGAGTCAAGCGCCTGAAGGCGTACTTGGGCAAGACCGAGGAGGCAGCATGACAAGGATGTGCGACACGGGTTATCGTGAATGCCCACGCCAGCCGACTTGCGGCATGGACTGCCACTTCACCACGGCAGAGCTTGAGCCAGAGACGCGCAAGGTCAAGCCGTATCCCGTCGTACCCGCCGACATCGACCCAGTGCCAGAAACATGGCACAGGATTGGAGCGTTCATGCTTTGGTCTATTTTTACAGTGCTGGCAGTGATCTGCCTTGGACTGTTCTTTACTGGCGCTTGGATTTGGAGTCTGCTGATATGACGATATACGACACAGAAATGCTCAAGATGCTTACCTCCCCCAAATATGTTGGCGGCTACCGCATGGGCGAAATTACCTTCAACCTGACCAAAAAACCCCTCTGGATTCACCGCATGGGTGTGCGTCTGGTGCTGGGCTGGAAGTGGGTGGACGCATGAAAACAATCATTGAGATGGCCCGTGAGGCTGGCATGGTTGTGATTGATGACGAATACAGCCTGTTGCCGTTTCTCAAGCGCTTTGAAGCCCTTGTCCGTGCTGATGAGCGTGAAGAGTGTGCAAAACACTGCGAGGGAATTAACAGTTTGGAAGATTATTATGGCGACCGACCTGAGTTAGCTTGTGCAGAATCCATCCGAGCAAGGGGGAACACATGACACAAGAAGACATCATCCGCATGGCGCGTGAGGCGAATGCAAGTTTTGAAACAGCCGAATCTATGTTTAAGTTTGCCGCCCTTGTCGCAGCAGCAGAGCGTGAGGCGTGTGCGAAGCTGGCTGACGAATACATAGAGGGGTGTGAAGGGACAAATTTAGGTGTAGGCAAAGCCATTCGAGCGAGGGGGAACACATGAACAAGCGCATGAAAGACATGAGCGAAGCAGACAGAGAGTTCGCTCGACAAGCGTGGGTAGAGAACGACTGGGACGGGTATGTGAACTTGCCAAAGCTCATTGAGCTTGTCCGTGCTGATGAGCGTGAGGCGTGTGCTCAGTTAATTGAGAGTTTGTTTATCCCTGACGATGCCGTGAGCGAGTTCATTGCCGAAGCAATCCGAGCAAGGGGACAAGCATGACTGACCAAAAGAAACTTATAGACAGCTTTGTGGAGGACTTGCTCAACACAATCCACAAATACGATGACACCCTGTACTCGGCAACCGTGGTTGGCTGCTTGGAGTTTGTTAAACAGCAACTGATTGATGAAGCAAAGGAGGACGAGCATGACTGACCCTCAACTTCTGATATTGACGGGAATCATCTGGATAGCTCCACACTGTGACAGGGTTTACTGCATTACTGTTGGCTGCGTCTTTCTTATTGCGGCTGCTTGCCAAGGATTGGGGTGGATATGACCAAAGAAACAGAAGCACTGAAGCTGGCGCTGGAGGCGCTGGAAAACGGAATGAAGTTTGTCTGGACTGACCCCGAGCGTGAAGCGGGCTTTGTTGCAATTGATGCCATTAAAGCAGCCTTGGCACAGCCAGCGCAGAAGGATGCTGCACGCTACCAACACATCAAGGGTATGGCCCGTGCAATGTCGCTGGACATGGGTGGCAATCATTACTGGCACATGAGTCTGCGAGACATTCGCGGCCCGAACTTGGATGAAGCAATTGACCGAGCCATTGAAGCCGAACTCAAGGAGAAGAACACATGAAGCCATGCCTGAAATGTATTTATTTACAAAAACAACGCACCAAGCACACCGTCATTCTGATGTGCGCCGTCATCGAAAAGCCCTGCGTCAAGTCGCTTACGCCAGAGGGGACGTGCGAACAATTTAAAGAAACGCAGCCCAAGGAGAAGAAGAAATGATTGACGATGACGATGACACACAGGTCTACAAGAAGCCGTGGGTAAACCTGAGTGATTCACAACTAGAAGCGATCTACTACGAGGTGGTAGCGGAACACCGAGGTGCGCCTATGCCTTGGGGACAAGTGGTGTTTGCAAAGGCGGTGCAAGCCATGTTGAGGGAGTTGAACACATGAGAGTGCTACGCAGAAACGGTAACGACCTGAACTGGCAAGCCAAACTGAAGTCTGAGTGGGACAGAGATGACCATCTCCACAAGAATGCGATGCGTAGGCTTGCAAGAGACATTTTTGAGTTGGCTGTGACGCGCGACTATTACATTGACCGCGAGACCATGCTCAAGATGTACGACCACTACATGTTGTATGACCCGAATGTAGTGCCGCAGTGGAGACAAAACGAAGCTGCGTTGCTTGAAAAAATTATGGAGAGCACATGAAAAAACAGAAGCCACTGAACGAGCAGTTTGGATTGTCCGTAGAGGAAACGCTCAACCGTTTAATCTGGCTTGGTCAAACTATGCGCTGGTACGAAGAAGAGCACGGAGAAAAGCTGGACGCCAAAATTCTTTCAGCCGTGCTGAACGCCAACTCATGGCCCGAAGAGGAGAACACATGACCAGACCTACAACCGCCCGTGAATGGTGGCTGCAAGAGCGTGAGAACCAGCTTGACCTTGCCAAACTTTTCTACGGCCGCTTTGGGAACAAGTCCGCAACCATGTGGCACTGCCTGTTTGCATGGGCAACACCGGACATCTGGCGTGACCCTGAACCAAGGAGAAGAACACTTGAAATGCCCAACCTGTAACGAGTGGACGACAGTCGAACAGACAAAGAACTTGGGCGGCTTTGTAGAGCGCAGACGCAGATGCGCTAACGACCACACATTCACAACCGAAGAGCGGGTAATCCCCGACAAGAAGCGCGGACGCCCAAAGAAAACCAAGGAGAAAGTAGATGACAATAGCCACCCTGTCCCGTTATGACCCCATCAAAGGATGTTTTGTTTTGAAAGATTTAAACCCCAAGCCCCCCGCCAATGCGTTCGAGTGGAAGCGCTATGTTGTAGAAGAAGCAAGCAGGCGCGGCGACAAGCCCGTCACACAGGACATGACTTACAAACGCAGCACAATGTCAACCAAGACTGTTGAGAGAGTGCGTGAGACTAACCCGAACTACGGCACCGTGCCGTTCACCACCAAGACAGAAGCCCTGATCGCGCTGAAGCCCAAGCAGTTCACCATTTACAGCAAAGCACAACGAGCTAAAGGAGTAGCCCAATGAAAGCAGACGAAGTACAGGTCAGTGGTAGCCACTACAAGGACATGCCCATCCAGCCGTGGGCGCTGATGGAAGCGGTGCTTACCCCAGAGGAGTTCCAAGGATTTCTCAAGGGCAACATCATCAAGTACGCCATGCGTGCTGGCCGTAAGGACGGCAGCGATGACGCAGGCAAGGCCAAGCACTATATGCAAAAACTCAAAGAAGTGATCTGATGGCACAAACCCCCGAAGGCAAAGTCAAGGCAGCAGTGCGTAAGCTGCTGGTTGAGTTCGGTATCTATTACTTCTCGCCTGCGGCCAATGGCTACGGGCGTGCGGGGATACCGGACATCATCTGCTGCTTCGGGGGGCGCTTCATTGCCATCGAGTGCAAGGCAGGTAAGGGAGTCACCACGGCCCTGCAAGACAGGGAGCTAGCCGCCATCCGCACAGCAGGGGGCATGACGATGGTGGTCAACGAAACAAACATACAGGAACTAAGGGAGAAGCTGCAATGGATGAGATGACACGAGAAGAAATTGACAGAGCAATCGGGGAGCTGGACGAAGCCGAGCGGGAATACCTCAAGCTCCTCATCAGCCGCATAGTGCGCTGCTTTGTAGATGACGACCACGAGGCGGTGCTGCTGTTCGGCAGGGACAACACCAACCAGATCGCAATGTGTACCGTTAACTGTGACGAGATACCCGCTGCCAACATGATTAACTACGCACACAACCTGACGTCGTTCATGGCCACAGTAGGCGCACCACCCAAGGAGAAATTTAATTGAGCGCCCCCTACGACCAGATAGTAAGCATTGACTTTGAGACAGTGTGGGACCGCAAGACCGGCTACTCACTGTCCATGATGACAACCGAGGAGTACATACGCCATGAGAGATTCCACGCGTTCGGAGCTTGCGTCCATGTATACGGAAGCGATGAGCCAATTGAGTGGGTACGAGGACGAGACCTATCTGAGTACCTTCAGCAGTACGACTGGGGACGAACCGCCATCCTTGCTCATAACGCACAGTTCGACGTATCCATCCTTGGATGGGAGTACGACACCCACCCCTGTTTCATCTTCGATACCCTGTCAATGGCGCGAGCTTTGCGTGGCGTTGAGGTTGGCAACAGTCTCGCCCGACTTGCAGCAGCTTTTGGTCTTCCCGCCAAAGGGACCGCCGTATACAGTACCGATGGTCTGGCCGAGCTGGACGCGAACATGGAACATGAACTTGCAGAGTATTGCAAACACGACGTATATCTATGCGAACAAATCTTCCAACGGCTATCACGAGGCTACCCAGCGAAGGAACTTAGGCTTATAGACATGACGCTCAAGATGTACACGAACCCGGTGCTACAACTTGACAGCGCCATGCTGGTTGACGCACTACATGAAGAAAAGGAAAAACGTGAAGCACTACTACATCGGCTCGGCGTGGACGAGGCTGTACTGGCATCGAACCCTAAATTTGCAGAAGCACTGGAAGCGCTCGGCATACCGCCGCCGCGCAAAATCAGTAAGACAACCGGCAAGAGCACGCTTGCTCTCGCTAAAAATGACGCTATGTTCCAAGCCCTCCTCAACGGAGCCAATGAAGACGTGGCGCATCTATGCGAAGCGAGACTGGCGGTCAAATCAACTACTGAACGTACGCGTGCTCAGCGGTTCCTCGACATCAGCAAGCGCGGAGCGCTGCCGGTCCCGCTCAGCTATTACGGGGCCAGCACGGGTAGGTGGACGGCCAGCAAAGGCAGCGCCATCAATATGCAGAACCTCAAACGAGGCTCGTTCCTACGCAAAGCAATTATGGCTCCCGAGGGGCACCAGCTCGTCGTGGGGGACTTATCGCAGATTGAACCGCGAGTCCTCGCGTGGCTTTCGGATTACGGGAATATGCTCGACATCTTCAGCGCAGGGGGTGACCCTTATGCCGCTTTCGGCTCCCAGATGTTTAACATTCCCGGGCTTACCAAGGAGTCGCATCCAGACCTTCGTCAGTCTGCTAAATCGGCCCTACTCGGGTGCGGCTATGGTCTTGGCTGGGCATCGTTTGCGGCTCAGCTACTCGTCGGTTTCCTTGGGGCACCGCCGGTCAGGTACACCAAGGAGTTCGCCAAGACGCTTGGAGTGACTGCCGAGACCGCCGAGAAGTTCTTGGACTGGGATGACAACCTCAAGAAGCTCGAAGAGATACCGCACATCTGCACCATGACGGAGTTGGTCATCCACTGTCTCGCGGCCAAGGCCATCATCGACAAGTACCGCCTGACTGCCGAGCCTGTGGTGGCGCTGTGGAACATGTTCGGGCACCTGATCCAGTACAGCCTGTACGAAGGCAAGGAGTACACCCACAAGTGCGTGACCTTCAAGAAGGGGGAGATCGTGCTGCCCTCTGGCATGAGCCTGCTATATCCTGACCTGAAACCGGGGAAAGATGAAAAAGGCAGGTTGCAGTGGACATACGGCGCAGATGAGACTAAACTGTATGCAGGAAAAATAACCAACAATGTCACGCAGGGCGTAGCGAGATGCGTGATGACTGATGGGATGCTGAGAACCGCGAAGAGGTACTTCGTGGCTGGAACCGTGCATGACGAGCAGATTGCTGTTGTGCCTGATGAGGACGTTGCTGACGCTAAAACATGGGTTTTGGCGCAGATGACTATGGAGCCGAAGTACATGCCGGGCATACCACTGGCCGCTGACGGAGGCGCACACAAGCGTTATGGCTTGGCGAAGAATTAAAGGAGAAGCAGATGAAGAGACCGTACCACAAGCAAGATAAGGACGAGGTGTTTGAAACCATAATTCGTTGGAGCCTAAACGAGTACGACGATGACGAAGCCGAAGTCGATATTGGAGACGCAATGCACGTTTACTTTGACAAAGCAGGGCCGAGACATTGGTGTGAAGTGCGAGATGAAGCGCGACTTTTTGCGGCGCGTTTATATGAACCCGAGGATTTTGAAGAGGGCTCCCCGATTGACAGCCTTCTGACGGCTACGGCTGCACAAGCGGCGGACGGTGTTTGGCAAACGGTTGCCGAAGCGTTCGGGCTGAACAAAGAATACGTCGAGCTTGTGATGGCACACTGGCACGAAAGAGAACAAGGTGAGCCGATTCCAGAGCCCGCCATTTCGTGGGAGGAGTTTATGCGCCGCTACGAAACCGAGAAAGCCGAGTGGGAGGCCGACGCAGCCACCTTTGCTAAGGGTGGGTTGGATGCGCTATTCAAAGAATTCTTAGAAAGCAAGGAGAAGTAATGGCAGTAATCAAAGCACCCATACCGCGCAAGGTGCGCGTGGGTAACAAGCAGTATTCAATCGAGATCGTGGAGGCCATGCTTGAGAAGAGAGTCATGGGACGCATCAGCTACACGGCGCAGACAATCAAGCTGGGCAGGCGCAGTAATGTGACGCACAAACCATTCGCACCGACGCAAGTACAGGAGTCGTTCTGGCACGAAGTAACCCACGCAATCCTGCACGACATGGGGCGTGACACGCTGAACCGAGACGAGAAGTTTGTTACCGAGTTTGCACACCGGCTTACCAAGGCCATTAACTCAGCGAGATTTTGAATGACCAAACCAGTAACGTGGAGCCACAGCTCCCTCAAGGACTACGAGGGCTGCGCCCGCCGCTACCACGAAGTCAAGATTCTCAAGAAGTACCCGTTCGTTGAGACTGAGGCAACGCGCTACGGAACGATACTGCACAAGGCCGCAGAAGAGTACGTGGCTGACGGCACGCCCATCCCCCCTGAGTTCGAGTACGTCAAGGACACGCTCGATGCGCTGCTCGCCAAGCCCGGGCGCAAGATAGCCGAGCTTCAGATGGCGCTGACTCAGGACTTGCGGGTGTGCGATTGGAAGTCCAAAGACGCATGGGCGCGGGGTATTGCCGACTTGCTCATCATCGACGACGAGAACATGACAGCGTGGGTCGTGGACTACAAGACGGGCAACGACAAGTACCCAGACCGCGACCAGCTACGCCTCATGTCATTGATGGTGTTCAAGCACTTCCCGCACATACGCAAGGTTAACTCTGCGCTTTTGTTTGTGGTCAAGAACTCGATGGTCAAGCACAGCATGACGGTTGACGAAGCCGAAGCTGAGTGGTGGCGCTATCGGGAGCGAGTCGCTAAGATTGAGGCGTCAGTAGCAAACAATGTGTGGAACCCCACACGAACCCCGCTCTGCGGCTGGTGCCCCTGCGCTGGCTGCGAGTTCAACACTAAGAGGTAAATCATGGCAACCAGAGACTACAAGAAAGAGTACAAGCGCGATTTAGAAACCGGCAAGTCCGGCCCTAGTTCAGACCAACACGAACGCCAGAAGGCACGGCGGGCGTACGACAAGAAGGGCGTAGACCGCGCAGGCAAGGACATCGACCACATCAAGCCCCTGCGCAAAGGTGGCAAGACCATACCGGGCAACACGCGACTACGCAGCAAGAGCGCCAATCAAGGCGACAACAAATAAGAACATGGAGAAGCAATGGAAATCATCGAGAACAAGGCGCTGCTCTTGCGTACGCGCAGCCCTGAGAAGTATCGGGTAATTCCGAGAAGCAAGGTAGTTGAAGAGCACGATGACGGATCAAGTTCGGTAGCAGTTTTCTGGGGGTTGGATGAAGTCAGAGTTCTCAAGAACCTCGGCGTCAAGAACTTGCCATCGCCAATCACACGCAACTACGACTGGCCCGGGCGCTACACGCCGATGGAGCACCAGATCGAGACGGCATCGTTCCTGACGCTTAACCGCAAGGCGTTCGTGTTCAGTGAACCCGGCACAGGCAAGACGCTCAGTGCGCTGTGGGCGGCTGACTATCTGATGCAGCGTGGGGAGATCAGGCGCGTGCTTATCCTGTGCCCGTTGTCGATCATGCAGTCCGCTTGGATGGGAGACATCAGCAACAGCGTCATCCACCGCTCGGCCATCATTGCCCACCACCCGCAAGCATCGCGCCGCATCGAGATGATCCAGAAGAACTACGAGATCGTCATCACCAACTACGAGGGCTTGAACCTGATCGCCAGTGAGATCGTGGCCAACGGCAAGTTTGATCTGGTCATCGTTGATGAGGCCAATGCGTACAAGACCATGAGCACCAAGCGCTGGAAGTCCCTATCAACAATCATCAAGCCCCAGACTTTTTTGTGGATGATGACGGGAACTCCTGCGTCTCAGTCTCCGGTCGATGCGTATGGCTTGGCCAAGCTGGTGAACCCGGAGGGTGTTCCGAAGTTCTTCACAGCATGGCGCGACAAAGTGATGAACAAGATCACCATGTTCAAGTGGGCACCGAAGCCTGACGCAAAGAACCTCGTGCATGAGGCGCTGCAACCGGCCATCAGGTTCACCAAGGCGCAGTGTCTGGACTTGCCACCGGTCGTTACCGTGACGCGTGAAGTGGCGCTCACACCGCAGCAGGCCAAGTACTACAACTTGCTCAAGGACAGCATGATGATCCATGCGGCGGGGGAAACAATCAGCGCGGTCAATGCCGCAGCTAGCGTGTCCAAGCTGCTCCAGATCAGTTGTGGTGCGGCCTACACGGACGACCACGAGGTAGTAGAGTTTGATGCCAGCCCAAGGCTTAGCGTCATTGAAGAAATCCTTGAGGAGACTGACCGCAAGGTTCTGATCTTCGCGCTGTTCCGCTCCAGCATTGACGCGCTGCACACGCACCTGCTCAAGAAGGGCATCAGCGCGGAGTGCATACACGGCGGCGTTACAGCGCCCAAGCGTGCTGACATCATCAAGCGCTTTCAAACCGAAGCCAACCCGCGAGTCCTTGTGATGCAACCGCAGGCATCGGCACACGGGATTACCCTAACTGCTGCGGACACTGTGGTGTTCTACGGACCGTTGATGTCTGTTGAGCAGTACGTGCAGTGCATTGCACGCGCTGACAGGAAGGGTCAGAACTCTGACAAGGTGACGGTCATTCACATCGAGGGTAGCCCCATCGAGAAGAAGATGTTCAAAGCCTTGCAAAGTAATGTAAGCAGTCACTCACTTTTGACTGAGATGTTCAACATGGAAATTAAAAAATAAAGGAGTTGCAAAGACCAGAAACCTGTGTACACTGTCCAACCTTAGACAAACAAAAATAGGAGAAGCCCATGACTACAACAGTCATACCACTCGACAAGTTAGCGAAGGTCTACCGAAAGATTCGCAGCGAAATCGAAACCCTGACCAGAGAGTACGACACGAAAGTGGAGTTGCTCAAGGCTACGCAAGACGACATCAAGCATGCAATGAAAGACCAGATGCAAGCGCTTGGCGTCACATCCGTCAACACGCCGCAAGGCACTGTTGTCATGTCGATCAAGACACGCTACTCAACAACGGACTGGGACTCGTTCAAGACCTTTGTGACGCAGCATGACGCGCTCGACCTGTTCGAGAAACGAATTGCTCAGACCAACATGAAGCAGTTCCTCGAAGAAAACCCCGGCGTTCTGCCACCCGGACTCAACTCCAACGCTGAGTACGATATTTCCGTTCGCAAACCAAGCAAGTAAGAAAGAAGACCATGAGTAATGTAGCTCTGTTTAACCCCGCCCAAGTACCCGCCTTCGCACGCAAGGCCGAGATGTCTGACATTGCCAAAGCCCTTGCGGGTGGTGGTGCCAGCGGCAAACGCGTGTCGATCAAAGGTGGCGTGTTCCGTCTGATCTCTGACGGCAAAGAAATCGCAGCAGTCGATGAGCGCTTCCTCGATGTGGTGATCGTCAAGGCCGCACCGAAAGTGGCCCGTGTGTTCTACGCCGCCAAGTACGACAAGGACGCAACCGCCGCCAAACCTGACTGTCAGTCCAACGATGGCGACACACCAGACTCCAATAGCAAGAACAAACAGTCCGACACCTGCGCAGCCTGCCCACAGAACGTGGCCGGTTCCGGTACTGGCAATACCCGCGCTTGCCGTTACCAGCAGCGCTTGGCAGTCGTCTTGGCCAACAACATCGAAGGCGATGTGATGCAGTTATCCCTGCCAGCCACCTCGATCTTCGGTAAGGACGAAGGCGACAACCGCCCACTGCAAGCGTACGCACGCTGGCTCGTGGCCCAAGGCGTTGACCCGAGCACTGTTGTGACCCGCATGAAGTTCGACACTGCCAGCGAGTCCCCCAAGCTGTTCTTCAAGGCCATGCGCTGGTTGACTGATGACGAGTTCGCTGAAGCCACCAAGCAGGGCGACACCGCCGAAGCCAAGAAAGCCATCACGATGGACTCCACTGGTATGGACATGGGCAAGCCTGCTGATGCGCTCAAGGGTGCAGCGCCGAAGGCCAAGGCCGCACCAGTGGTCGAAGAGCCCGAGGAAGACGAAGCCCCCGCACCAGCCCCCAAGGCTAAAGCCAAGGCCAAGCCAGCCCCAGTGGTCGAAGCGCCCGAGGAAGACGAAGAGCCAGTCGTGAAGAAGGCAGCAGCGGCAAAGCCAACGGCTGTGCCCGGCAAGAAAGCGCTGGCCGATGTCGTTGCCGACTGGGATGACGAATAATTAGTTTCGGGGGGAACGCGGGAGTCGCCTCGCTCTCTACCAATAAACTGGTGCCGTCACAAGGAGAGCACCGTCAGTACCCCCACCTTACAAGGAGAAAGACATGGCAGTAACAACGAACCAGCTTTACGATGCCAACCGTGACGTATATCTTGAGCGAGAGAGGTACGAGCACGAGCGTGAGATGCAGCTTCGCCACATGAAAGAGGAAGACTACCGCCGACTCATACAGCAGCAGCAGATGTACGTGCAACAAGGCTTCGGGCACATACAGGGAGGCCAAGCACTTTTCGGTCAGATGAGTCAGGAACAGAGCCAAAAACCAAAACACGATCCAAAAAGCCCGTTGGCATTCCTCAACAAACCAGACAACAAACTTTTACTCACAGGAGAAACATTATGAAACTCAAACCATTCGCAGAAATCATCGCCATGTCCAAGGAGAAACTGTCCGAAGCACTGGCACCCATCCGAGCACGCAAGGTTCGCAGCCAAGCTGAGCTAGAGATGGCCAAGCTGGACGATGAACTCATTCGCCTTGAGGCAGACATCCAAGAGCAGTGCGCCAAGGAAGACATCAACTTCCCGAGCCTGTTGGACAAGCTGGACAAGGTAGCGCTGCTGGAGCGCCGCAAGACCCAGTATGAGGCTGTGCTGGCCCAACTGTTCCCTGCCAAGACCTAAGTAAGTTTCGGGGGGAAAGCGGATGCTGTGATGCCTCTGACCCGTAACAGGGAATTGTGGCAATAACCAGTAAGGCACAGACGCAGCGAGTACCCCCACCTTTAAGACCCTTATGGCCTACTCACAAAAAACAATCGACATGGTTATGCGTGCGCCGAAGACTCCGGGCAATCAGCTCGGACGTTGGGCTGTTCACCATGACTTCTCTGTCGTTCGCATCTCCAAAGCGCTAGGCGTTACACGCCAGACCGCATACAACTGGTTCGCAGGCGGAGACATCTTTCCTGCGTACGAGCACCGCGTAGAAACGCTGCTCAAATTCCTTCAAACTTCACGCTCTGCCGACGAGGCATGGAAAAAAATATGTCAACACTACAACCTTCAAGCCTGAGCAACCGCGAGTTGATCTTGCACTGCGACAACATCTGGACAGCAGAGGGCTTCCCGCTCGACGTTCAGTTTGAGTTGTACTCCCGCTTCTGCCGCCTCGCCGTTATCAACGAATACCCCGTCCGCGACGAAAAGCAACTCGACCTGTTCGCGTAAACCCCAAGGACGCTAATGAACCCGCTTGAATTCCTTGCGGTGGTTTTGCCGTCCCCGGATAACGGGTTGTACTGCGCGGCGGAACTGAGCACAAAAAAGAAAGAGCACCGGTATGTCGAGAATCTGGAAGACTTTTACCCTGCCGTAGACAACTGGGTCGAGGCACAGCAGGACGTTTACTTCGCACTGGCATCGTTCGAGACATCGGGCAAGCGCACGGCAGAGAACGCTCGCTCCATCAAATCCCTGTTCATCGACATGGACGGCTACGCTTCCAAGAAGCAGGCTGCGCTGGCACTCGGTGCGTTCCTTGCCGAAACTGGCTTGGATGCGCTGGGCGCTCCGTGGATCGTGTTCTCTGGCGGCGGGCTGCACTGCTACTGGCCGTTCACTGAAGACATCGATGTGGCTGTGTGGAAGCCCACTGCCGAGAACTTGAAGCGCCTGTGCAAGCAGCAAAAGCTCAACATCGACATGACTGTGACAGCAGACGCTGCACGGGTGCTGCGGATCCCCAACACGTTCAACTTTAAGAAGAACAAAGAGGATGGCTCGTGGAAGTACGGGGAGCCTAAGCAAGTCAAGCTGCTGACCGAGGGCGACCGCTTTAACTTTGACACCATCAGCCAAGCCATTGCAGCCAAGCTAACTACGACGGCTCCAGCAGCGGCAACGTCTGCGTTGAGCCTGCCGGGGAAGCGCCCAGATGCAGCGCCAGCAGTGCCGACTACGATGGCCGGAGCCAAGTTGTTTGAGAACAGCACGACCAAGTTCGGCACGATCTTCCTGAAGACCAAGAACGGCACCGGCTGCGCTCAGCTCAAGCACTTCGTAGAGAACGCCGAAGAGGACGGCATGGAGCCCTTGTGGCGTGGCTGGCTGAGCATTGCCCAGAAGTGTTCGGACGGCGAGCGTGCAGCGGCGTGGCTCAGTGGGTTGCATCCCTACGACGAGCAGCGCATGCGTGAAAAGCAGGCGCAGATCAAGGGGCCGTACCCGTGCGTGAAGTTTGAGAGCGAGAACCCGGGCGGCTGTGACGGGTGTCAACACTTTGGCAAGATCACCAACCCGCTTGCGCTTGGCCGTGTGATTGAAATGGACGTGGCTGAGAAAGAAATCGAAATCGTTATCCCATCGGAAAGCCCTAGCATCGCGCCCGAGGTCAAGAAACTGCTGCGTCCTACGCCTCCGCGTGGGTTCGGCTACGGCAGCAAGGGCGGCGTGTTTTCCGAAAAGTCGATGGAAGATGCTGACGGCAACACAACCAAGAAGCAGGTGATGTTGTTGCCATACGATCTGTTCGTGGTGGATATCCTGAACAGCGGCGGTGAACACACTGTTCACATGCTAGCGCTGCGGCCAGAAGGCCCAGCAACAATCACCATCCCGCAAAGAGCGGTGGTGAGCAAAGACGAGACAGTCAAAGCACTGGCTCAACAAAACATCATCGCCTCCTTTGGCGCTGGTAATGACAAAAACCTTTTTGAATATGTGAGGGCATGCGTGGAACAAGCAAGTACCGGTAAGGCAGCCGTTAAAGTGCCATCAAACTATGGCTGGCAAGAGGACGATACCTACGTCTTCGCTGGCAAGATTTACAGCAAGGCAGCAGCGCCCATCTCCGTGCCTATGGCCGGACTTGAGAACATCGTGGCAAACACCAAACCAACCGGCACCATCGAGGCGTGGCGTGCGTTCATCAACCTACTTATCCACAAGAAGATGTACGCCCACTTGGCCGTCATGCTTGCCGGTGCTGGAGCGCCCCTGATGCGCTTCACGGGTATCTACGGCATGACCTACCACTGCGGCTCAACCGAGTCCGGCACAGGCAAGACGCTGGCGCTGGAAGCAGCCGCATCCGTCTGGGGCCACCCCACCCACTACCGCACAGGCAAGGGCACATCCCCCGTAGCCATGCAGCAGCGCTTGGGTCTACTCAACAGCAACCCGCTGATTACGGATGAGATCACCAGCAAGAACCGCAACAACTTCGAGTGGTTCCCCGAGTTCCTGCTGGACATGACCGAGGGCCGTGGCAAGGAGCGTATGGAGTCCGGCTCCAACAAAGAGCGCTTGAACCTGTCCACATGGATGACCGTGGCGATCATGTCGTCCAACACCCACGCCGTTGATATGCTCACGGGGGGCCGCAACCATGCGTCTGAGGGCGAGCTTCGCCGCCTGCTGGAGTTCATCATGGACCAGCCGCTGACATGGGAGCCGCACGAGATTGAGATCGTCAAGTCCTTGCAGCACAACTATGCGGTAGCTGGCCACATGCTGGTCGAGTACATGGCCAAGAACGTCGAGTTGCTCAAGACAATGGTGCCCGAGATCGTGTCGAACATGTACAAGGAGTTCAACGCTACCAATGATGAGCGCTTCTGGATGGCGGGTATTGCCGAGCTGGTCGGCGCTGGCATTCTCATGTCGAGCACCCATGCCGGTATCATTGACATACCGATGGGCAAGATCATCGAGTTCCTGCACGGGATTGTCACCGGCATGCGCAACAATATCAAAGGCAACGCCCGTAGCGCCGAAGATGTCCTGAACGCTTATACCCGCGAGCACTACGGCCAGTTCATCGTTATCCGCCACGTCGAGGGCAACCGCGTACTGGCAGAGCTTGGCAACGGCAAGGAGGTCGATGACTCGACCACCAGATCACGCATCATGGGGCGCATTGAGCACGGCGCAACGCCGGGGTACATTGACTACTTCATCGAGCAGAGTATGCTCAAGGCTTGCTGCGCCAACATGAGCTTCGGCTACGCGGACTTCAAGCGTCAGCTTGGGGCGCTGTTCAAGGTGTCGGAAATCTCCAAGAAGGACATGACCGCCAAGACCCGTGGCCCCCAGATGCGTGTGGCTGTGCTGAAGATTTCACGCCTTATTACTGAGAAGGATAATGAGCTACTCAATTCGGTTCCCGTGGGACAAGACTGAGCGAGGACAGGGGTTCTTTGTCCCCTGCCTCGACACGGAAGCCGTGCGCATCAAGGGGCTGAACCAAGCGTTGAGATACCGAGATGCCCGCGCTATTGCGGGCATCCGTAACGGCATCATCGGGGTGTGGTTCTATCGCCTCCCCGACCGTGTTTCTTAACCTACCCGCTCCGCTATTCTGCGTGACATTTGGATAAACGCATCGGCGCGTTCCTGTTTTGCCTTATCCAGCGCATCCAAACGGATGCGCTTTTCTTGTGGTGTCAGGTCAGTGCGATCTTGCGTACGGCGGATGTCCTCGTTGATGCGACCAACCACTTGCCGATACTGCCCCGCAGCGGAAGCCATAGCTAGATCGGCCTTGTTCTTATCGCGGTAAGCAACGGCGTCTTCTCTGCGGCCTTCTCTGAGCATCTTGTTAAATGTGTTGCGAGCCTCAATGGCTTCTTGCGCTTCGCGGTACACCACGTCGGCATCGCCACCACCGTACTTTTTCTGGAACGCGGTGCCAATCAACGGTAATTCAGACGCACGGCTTTCGGGTTTCTCCGCCTTTTTCTCACCCTCAAACAAACTGTTGGCTCCCGCCGCAGCCACCAAGGGCAGCACGCCCAGATACCCGCGCACAATGTGCTCGATCTGAATGGGTGACAGGATTGGCACCGCCTTGCTCATCTGCTTGGCCAGCTCTGTGGTGGTCGCAAGGTAGCGCTCCTCAGTGTTGACACTCTGCAAACGGCGAGGCTCCACGGAACCACCGGTCAAAAAGTTCTTGTCGGCCCATACTTCAAAAGCAGGCTTAACAAGTGCAGGCATTCCCATAGACGAGTAGCCGGGGATAGACCCCAAGAACAAGTCGCGCAGCGCTTGGAACTGCGCCTTGCCATCAGTCTCGGCACGCATGCCATCGACAGCAGCCACCGCCAGCGAGAAGAAGTAACCGGCTTCAAACGGGATGGGCAGTTTAATGGGCTCATCCACGAACGGAATAGGTAAGAAGAAGTTGGAGTACTTGTCCCGAGGGCGGGCGTTGCGGAATGTCTCGTCATCTTCCATCGCCATTGCGTACACAAGCCCCGTAGCCATTAGCAGCATGGCATTGTTAAAGAACTTGCGCTTGATTTGCTGCTGTTCCTCAAACGGCATATTGCCGCGAGCAGCCTTAATCAGAACGCTCAGACCCTGAATCTGCGCGTTGAAGAACGGGATCAAACGGCTGGCGTATTGCAGCGTAGGCGAAAGCCCACGCTTGTAGAAGTTCATGGACTCCATCGTCATCATGTCAGCTTCAACTTCTGACAGCCCGTTCTCTTCAGCGTTTTTGAGCACCAGCGCCAGTGTGGCAGCATCGGCACGCATCGCGTATCGGTCGGCTGCGGCCAGCACTTTGTCAAATGCGCTCTGGTCTTTGCCGCTGGCAAGCTGAAGAGCCATCTTCTTCATGTCAGACATGTCGCCTGCAAAGATGTTGGACTGAATTAAACCCTTCTCAATGAGCTTGGCTTGCGCGTCACTGGTACCACGGCTCATGCGCACAAACTCAGCGCCTGCTTTGAAGACCGCAGAAAACACGTTGCTGTTCAGGCCACCTGTAAAAGCTGCGGCCATAGGCTCACGGATCAGCTTGCGGGCAATATACAAGGGCGTGCGGGTCACACCAGCACGCAGCAAATCGGCAGCAGCTCCGCCCAGCTTGAAAAACCCGGGGAGCGCAAGGCTTGCGCCTTCCAAACTCTGCACGACCAGCTCGGCGGGGATGCCTTCGGCTGCGGTGCCTTTGGTGTTGACAATCAGATGGCGCTCGCCGGTGTCCTTCGGGTTGCTTGGGTCAGGCTCTTGGAAGAAACGGATGGTGCGTGCGTCAGCAGGACCGGGGCCAGTCTTGATCGGCATCAGATTGCCGGGTTTACCTGTAATAGGATCGACGGGACCCATGCCTTTGCCCAGCGCTTGCAAGCCGTACGCAACGCTCTTCGCAGCATTGTTGGTCAGCGCCATGTCCGTCAGCAACAATGTGTTTTGCTGAATGGCTTCGTTCAGGGGCAGCAACTTGGTCTGGCCACCTTTAAGCTCCGCAAGGTATGGCTGGCGGCGGATGTCGCCCACGTTGAACGTGACGTTGTTGCCAAAGTTCAGCTCAGCCATGCCGTTGTCGCGCACACGGTAGTACGGAACGTAATCGCCGTCTTTCAGCAAGTCGGCTGCTGCCTTCTTAGAGATACGGCCAGTCGAAGCAAGGAACTCAATAAGCCCCTTGTTGTACGCGTTGTACTTGCGGCGCACGTTCTCCAGTGCGGTTTTCAAAGCAGGGTCGGCATCGGCTGCGGCCAGCGCCGCGTCAAGGGCTTCTTGTGTAACGCCCAGTTCCCCCATATCCAGCTTGGACAAGCCTTTGTTGTTTGCGCGGATAGCAACTAGATACGCCTGTGCAATATTGGTCTTTAGCTGCGGATCGTCCACAGGGATGTCAGCAATCGCGTCAAACACATCACGAGCGCTGTTTTCATTGGAACTTCGATACCCTATAAACCCTTTGGCATCTTTGTACGCCACCAGCGGACCGCTGTTCATGACGGTGAACATCTGCGCCATTTTCTGCTCAGCCTTGCGTACGTGGTACATGGCTTGGGTAAACAGACTGTCGTCTCCAAAGCGGAGCGTTTCGCGCAGACCTGCACGCATGTCCACTGCTTGCATTTCGGTTTGCAGTGCAAGGTTGTTGCCCAGCTTTTCCTTGAGCGTTAGGGGCTGTGCTGTGATTTCCCGCGCTAGCGATTCCAACGCGTTAGCCGGTTCTGTCTGCTTAGTTCGGCGCAGTATCCCGCCTTCCGGCGCAACGCCTTCTGCTTTCTTGCCGCCCTCAATAACCTGCTTGCGGGCATTGGCAACGAGCTGCTGGACTTCCGCATCGGTGACGTTTGGCAGCTTGAAGGTGGTGCGGAACCAGTTACGCAGAACCTCGTAAATACGGCGCAATGCGCTTTTCTCGGCGGGCGTAACGCCGCCCGTCTCGGCCATGTCGGCCAACACTTCTTCCACAGCAACTTGCTGAGTTAGCGCGGGTTCCTTTGCCAGCTTCGCGTCGGCTTGTTTGCGTACATCCGGATTACCTGCGTAGAGGCTGTCCATCGTGCGCGTGTAGTCGCCGCCAAGTAAATCGCGCAAACCAAAGTGGCCCGTTGCTTCGTGTGCAACTGTAAGCACCACATCTTGGGCACTACGCAAATTGCTGGCGATCAAGTACACCTTGCCACTTGGAATATCAAACAAACCGGGGGTGTTTTTGGTGGCTTCGCGTTTGACAAGCAGCCCCAATATACGCAGTGGCAGTTCGTTCTCCGTTGCCACTACAACAATTTCAGGAGCGTTTTTCCAGTCAGCGGTGATGCGATCCGCAATTGCGGACACTTCTTCGGTAGCCAACGTAGGCCCGCCCCGGGTAGTTGTGCGGAACACCACGCCGTCATCTTCAGCTTTTACCTCTGCCTTACGAACCCGCGCTTTTTCGGCACGTTCTTCTTTGTTGATGTCGCGCACGGCTGCAACGGTTGCTTTCTGTGCTTCTTCCGTTTCCCTGACAACCACTTTTTGCTTTGTAACTTTTTCTTGCAGCGCCTTAAAAGCGTCGGTCAGCCGACCCTTAACTTTGTCTTTGCCGTTTGCACGCAAGAAAGCTACGCGGTCTTCCAGTTCACGCAGCGCGGCACGCTCCTGCGCAACGCGTTCAAGAGCGCTACCGGCCATCTCACTGGCTGGAGTTGCACGTTTCTCGCCCGTTTGTACAATACGTCCCCCGGTTTGTGGACGATCTACCGTGCCTTGCCTGCGGTTGGAAAGCGCAGGGCCGTATTCACCGCCCTTGATACGTGCCTTGGCCATCTGCTTGTCGTACGCAGCAATATGAACGTCATCAAACGTCTGCTCAAACAAGAGCTGGTCTTTTTCAGCAATAGCCGTCGTGATACGCGGGGCGTCCGCGTAAACAGTTTCTAGCTTAGCCGCCGTAGCGTCTATCTTTGCTTGGATAGCTGCTTTCTTAACGGGGTCTGTTTCCGCATTGAGCTGAGCATCGAGCGATCCCATAGCGCTGCGGATGTTGCTAATTTGCGTCCGCATCTTGGTTGTGTCAACCGTGCTGCGCAGTCCGGGCAAGTCCAAACCTTCACGAGCACGCTGCGCAGTATCACGAAACTCCGACTGTACCGACTTAGTTTTTTTAATTTCTACGGCGGCTTCACGTTCGGCCCTTTCAGCAGCATCCAGCTCTTTACGCGCATCCTCAACCGCTTGCTCGCCCCGCCGCTGCTGTTTTTCAAACGCTTGGAACCGACCGCCTGTTTCTCTAGTACGCCTGACTTCTGTAGTAGTTGTGACTTCTTTAGTGAGCATGTCATACAACGTCGCACTGGCAGCGTTTTGTTTGTCTACGGCAACAACCAAATCTTTAGCAAAATCCAAAGCAGTCTGCGTTTCTTTCAAACGTTTTTGAAGTGCTTTTTCCTGCCCCAAAACACTTGGCGCTTGTATCATCAACGCCATGTCGTTTGTTTCTTTTCCTAACATCGAACGAACTTCGGCAACTTCGTCAATTCTTTTTTGCAAACCAACAAGTTGATTTTGCAGCGCGTCAACAACTTCTCTTGCGCCCGCCCGCTCTTCTGTGAACACGGCTTTTAGCTTACTGACAACTGAAGAGTTTTTCTGTTCCTGTGCAAGTGCCGCGTTATACGCTACACGAGCTTTGGCGGTACGTGCTGCACGCAGCGCTGCGGGGGTGTTACGTGCGGCTTCTTGTATTGCCACTATGTTGTCGGTGCGCATTTTTGCAATAGCTGCACGCATGCCCTGCACATCCTTAGAGTCAAGCATCTTCTGAAAGTTCTTAGGTGTAGCACGCTGAGTACGCTCTCCAACTTCATCAAAACCAGCCAGCGACATTTGCGGCTGGGCGCTGGTGCGTTGCAACTCTTCAGGGGTAGCGCCGGGGCGCGTGGTGCTCTGCACATCCTTGGCACGAGTGGCTACAAAGTCTTTGAGTTCTTGCTGCGTCAGTGCGCTGACTTTGCGGCCTTCAGCCACGTCTTGCAAACCTTCTTTAAGGCGCGTGATAAGCGATTCATCCTTGATCTGGTCCAACGTGTCGGCTGCAAGGCGAACAAAGTCCTTGGTGTCTTCGTCAAGGGACTCTGCGCGACTGGCAATATCCGCACGCATCCCGCGCTCTTGAGCGCCAAAGGCAAGTGCCATGTCTGCGCGATTAGAACCCTCTTTGCCTTTAGGGGCTGGTTGTTCTGGCCTAGCGTATGTGCGCTGGTCGAGCGTATCCCGCAACTGCGTCGCCAACTCGGTAGCAATGCGCTTGTCATTTTTTGGAACGGTGGACTCGGCGCGGAGCTTGAGTTCGTCAGGAGTGGCAATGCGTGCGCCGCCTTCAGCAGTGCGAGTCTTTCCGGCTTTTTCCCCGCGCCGCACCAAGTTAGCACGCTCTGCCGCGTCGTTGATTGTCTTGAACATTCCGCTGCGAATCTGCTCTTGCAAAACTTCCATAGCCTTAACGGGCGCAGCAAACGTCCCCAATCCCGGCGCTGCTGTGCTAGATACCGTCCAACGCTCACCAAGCTCGTTGAGGTTGCGCATAACACGCCCCGTGGCAATCTTGGCTTCTGTTTCTGTAAGTTGGGGCAAACCAAACGCATCCAAACGCGCATTCACCTCATCGACATGCTGCTTGGCGTACGCAGCTTTAAACTCGTCGCCAGCGGTTTCGAGTCGTTCTTTGCGGCCCAGACGCAGCGTGCCACGCGGCTTGCCGCGTTTTTTATCTTCCAAAAACTGGATGTACTCTTGCAATGTACGACTCTGCTGGTCGGCAAGTTTTTCAGCCGCAATCGTTTTCTTTTCTGCTTCGGGCAGCAAGCCTTCACCGGGCAGGCGCTCGCTCATGTTGGCTTTGCTACCGGCTTCGGCATCAAGTTTGGCCAACGCTTCGCGCAACTGCGCTACGTCTTCCGTGCCTGTGTGGGCTTTGGCCACTGCAATGCGGGTGAGTAAGTCACGGCGGCTGGCCGTCTCAAACCCCAAGCCTGCGTAAATTTTACCGGGCGTCGTGATGCTGCTCATGGGCAACGTAGACAGCAATTGATCTACGCGCTCCTCGTCCGCTTGTTTTAGATACATGTCGCGGAAAATAGCGTCTGCGTTGGCGGAACTAAAAGCACCTTCGGGCACTTTGCCTAACCGCTTGATACCTTCTACCTCGGGGGCAAGCCGAGCAGTGCGTTGTGCATCAGCGCGTTCCGTCTCCATGCGGGTAGCTTCGGCTTCGTCCGCAGCGCGTTGGGCTTCAATGGCAGCTTGCTCTTCTTCTTCAACAATGCCAACACGAGCTTGAGACGCAGCGGTGCCTGCTTGGGGTTGCGGAAATGCGTCCAGTTTTACCTTTAATATGTCCCGAATAAGGTTTTGTTCTTTACGGTTAAATCCCGGCAACGCTGTTTGATTGTTTACGATGGTCTGGGCCATGCGCGGGTCGGTCATCAGGTAGTCAACGTAATCGGGAGCATCCTTTTCAATGTCCCCCGTAAAGGTAACCTGTGCTCTTGCCAATGCAAGACGGTCATCAACGTACGCAGCGTCGGGGGAGGGGGCCGTTTCTTCTTCAGGAATTGGCTGATTCAAAGCCGCCAAACGCTCGTCACGAGTGCGGCGGGGGGCAGCACCGGCAACATCAGCCTGCATCTGCTCCAGCGAATACTCTTCAGGGGTCAGCGTCTCAATTCGTTTTTGTTCAATTGCCTGCTTGATAATAGGTTCAAGGCGAACATATTCGTCACCAAGGGCTTTAAGCTCCGGCGCTTGCGCTTGAAGCTGCTTGGTAATAATCGTGTTAAACGCTTTGTCCGCAGTCTCAGTGGGCGATCCCTTAACAATCTTGCGCTTTTGAGCCATTAAATCCGCTTTAGCTTTCTCGGCAGCGGCGTAGTCATCTGCTACTTTGAGCGCGTAATCAGGGGACTTTTTAAACGCCTCTTCTTTGGCATCGGCTTCAGCGGCAAGACGTTGCTCCTCGGCTTTTGCGGCCAGTCTTGTTTTGCGATCTTCGGCAGCCGCTTGGCTCTTGGCACCACTGCGCTCAAATGCACGGCCAACGGGGGCAAGAGTCCCACCTAATACCGCGCCACCAATAAAGCTGTCAATGTACTCTTTGCGTGCTTCGGGGTCTGCAATCGCAAGTCCTGCTTGCAAACGCTCAAGCACCTGTTGGGCAACTTCCGTAATACCCTCGCGCCCCATTGCCAGACCTGTTTTTGCGGTGTAGTCCGCAGCGGTGCGGGCCAGCGTCTGTGATGCAATTGCTTTGGCTTGTTCGGCAGTCAGTTTGGAACCAACAGAACTAAACAATTTACCCACACCGGGTAAGAGGGCCATAGCCGCCGTGTCAATTAGCGCTTGCGGAATTGCTGCGCCGACCGCTTTGCCAAGGCTGGCTTCTTCCAGCGTCTTGCCTGTGTCTACCTGCGCGGCAAGGTTGGAGCCCGTGAACTGACCTGCGGACACCGCGCTTGCGCCCAACAAACCAAGACCCGCAGCAACCGGAGCGGCAACAGGAGCAGCCAAAGCAGCAAGACCCGCAGCCGCAGGCGCAACCACGTACGGAACAGAGCCGCCAAGAAGTTCCTTAAACTTCAAAAACGGGGCTTCCGTAAAGCCCTTCTCTGTGGGGGTAAAGCGTGCGGCTGCTTTTGCTTGCGCGGCTTCGTATTCTTTCTGCGCTTCGGCTTCGCTCTTTACGCCGAGCTTGCCTTTGAGTAGTTCAAACTCCCCGCCTAATCGGGTAGCACCGGCAGATGCTGCCGCTTTGAATCCAGATGTGTCTTGTTTTGGCTCCGCAGATTGCGTTTTTTGAAACGCATCGGGGTACATTTGCTTGGCTACGGCCAGTGCCTGCTCCTTACTCTCGCCCTCCTTAACAGGAAAAAAAGCACCATTGGGGAGTTGGATTTTGTCGGCCATAGCAGTTCTTAAATTGTGATCGGGGGGCGCAACCCCGAATGTTTTAGCGCTTGCCTATTATTACAAAAATCAACGCGGCAGGGTAGCCCCAAATTGTGCCGCATAGTTGGCAAAAGACAGGGGCGGTGTCAAAGTGTCTTTGCCTGCAAACGATTTCAAATAGTCAGCGTAAGAAGTGGTTACGCTGAACTTTTCAGTTTTTAATTTTTGAAGCGCAGTAGCGGCTGCGACGGCATCGTTATTGTTGTCTTTGAGCAGTTTATTGAAGATAAGCCGGTCAGGTGTGTTGAGCGTAGCAGCAATCTGCGCAGCAGACCGTGAGCTTTGTCCTTTTTCTTGCATCTCGGCAATGTTTTGCGCGGACTCCATCCGTTCGCGGTTGACGCCTACGTCCACAGTAGCCTTAAACATGTCCGCCGCTGTTCTGCGGTTCACATCAGCAGCCATACGGAGGCCATCAATACCGCGCTTCTCTGCGTCGATGCCCACATTGCGGATGTCTTTTTCGGCATCTCGGATTTGCTTGGCGGACATCTCAGCACGGTTGAGCTTCAAGTCCTCCATCTTGTCTCTGGCATCGTCTAAGCGCTCTTGTGCGGAACGAATCTTGTCCAAACCGGCAGCAAACTGCGCGGTGCCAACCTGCGCACCCTTGCCAATAGCCGTAGCCAATCCGCCCGGAGTGGACATGATGGACAGACCCGCGTTCAAAAGCGCCAAACCTGTGTTGGTGTCTTTCTGCTTGCCAATGTCCAATTCGCGGTCAGACAAGCGTTTCTCACGCCCCTTGTACGCGTCGTCAAATTTTGCTTGATCGCGCAAAAGTGCAGCTTTGTTTTCTTCGGTAGCAGCCCGTTCCTTCGCTTCCAAAGCGCCCAGCCTTGCTTCGGCAGGGTCTTTAAAGTCCTGCTTTTTAAGGATGTCCGAATACGTTGTGGCAAGATCGCCAAGCCCTGCTTGAGCGGCGGGAGCAACAGGCGCAACGGGGGGCTTATTACTGGCAGCAGAAGCCGGACGAGGACCCGCAACAGGGGGAGTTTTAACACTGGAAGCGGGGGGTGCAGTAGGGGGGAAACGGAGGGTTGGAGCACCCGGCGCAGCAGCTACGGGGGGTACTACTGCGGGAGCTACTGCCGGTAGTGTTGAAAATTGCTTGGTTGCGCCAACGTCTTGCGCCCCCATTGCCGCTCGTGTGGTGCCTGTGCCGGACATTTCTGCCGCATATGCAGCTTCCGCAGCGGCGACAGCTTGTTGCGCCGTGTTAAATTCGTTTTGTGCCGCCATAAAACCCTGCGGATCATCCCTACGCTGACGAAGCCCGTATGTGTACAGTGTTTGCTGCGCGGCGTCTCGCCTAGCGCGAGCGGCGTCAACCGCACCACCACCATCAAACCGCTGCACGTCTCCGCCACCACCAAAAGCCACGATGCCGCCACCGGCCATGCCCTGCATGTTGGGCGCTGGGAGAGCGCCGATACCCACATCTTCTGGCATGGGCTGCGGAGCCGGAGCCGCGCCCCTAGTGAACTCACGGTATTCCTGTTCTTTTTTCCGATCCAACTGCTGCATCAGCGCTTCCATTTGAGCGGGGTTCATTTCGCTCGGTGCCGCCATACCGGCAATACCTTGATCGACCACTTTGGGCTGCGGTGCCATACCTTGCTGGCCCTGCGCGGCATCGCGCATCTGCTTGCGGCGGTTAGACTCGGACAGCGCCAGCGACACCGTGTACGGGTCGTTCTTGTGCATCATGGCGTACTGCTGCAACGCTTGGTCTGGCATCCGGGCCAGTTGCGAAGTGATCTGATTGACGTTAATCATGGTTTACCCTTACGCCATTCTTGAGATTGCCAGCTCAGCCAGACCGGCAGGTCGGTCTATTACCGCGCCGCCTGCGGCACCAAACATCCCAAGTCTAGACGCGCCGAGCGCTGCCGTACCCAGACCCGCTGCTGTGGACAAGGCTGATGGTGGGGCCTGATAAATCTGCGATGACGACTGCGACAGCGGCAGGCCGCGCAGCATGTCGGACATGAAGCCCAACTGCTTGTACGGGTAGTTCTGCTGGTTCAAGAAGTCCTGATACTGCTGCGACATGATGTTCTGCTCTTGCTGCTGTTGCTGCGTGCCGTAAGACTGCTGGAGCTTGTTGATGTCCATGCCCTGAGCAAACTGCTGACCGCCGAGCTGACCCATCTGACCCGCACCCTGCAACGCCGTCTGAAGACCTTGAAGGCCAAGACCCGCGCCGTACTGTTTGGATTGCTCTCCGAGCTGCTGCGCCTGCATGCGGCGTGCTTGGTCGGCGTTGAACTGGGCTTGCGCCTGCTGGTAAGCGGACTGCAAACCTTGCGCTTGAATGTCGCCCTTTTGCATGGCCAGATTCCGGGCAGCTTCGGCGTCCATAATGGCTTGGCGACCACCGCCAAACGCACCCGATCTAACGGCTTGAGCGCCTCGCTGTGTACCGGCAATGTCTGCTTGACGCTGGGCTTCGCGCTGCTGGATGTCAACAACACTCTGCATGTACGGAGACATGTACTGCTGCGCGTCTTGCTGCCCGAACTGTCCGCCTTGGAACTGAGTTGGGCCGTAGTTCGTGCCCAGAGCGCCCAGCGTAGCTGCCCCCGCATACTGACCACCAAGCCCAGACAGGCCAGAAGTCTGCATGCCTTGAGCGCCTTGGAACGCCTGCTGCTGCATAGGGGTAAACCCGGCGATACGGTTGGCATCGTAGGTCTGGTACGGGGTGGCGGTCAGCGCTTCGGTCTTACCCAGCAAGCCCTCAACGTACGGCTTCGCATAGTCGGGGATGCTTGTCTGCGTAATGTTTGTTTGTGTTGGTTCGGCCATTTCGATTCCTCAAATATTTATGCTGGCAGAAGTTTTGCTGCGCGGGAGTTCGTTGCCACTTTGTCTTTGCCGACTGTTTTCTTGCGGGCTTTCTGCACCCGGTCCATCATGGCGTACAACTGACGAGCGCCAGCTTCAGTCGAGCCGTTACCCAGCTCAGACACAATGCGTGCGGGGACTACAAACTCACCATCGGCAAGACGGGCTTCTTGTTTGGCCCCAATACGTGCGGGAATGCTGTCCGAGACGCCATCACCGGGGCCGCGCAAAAGTCTGCCGCCATCGGAGTAGTCGCCGAGATTGGCGATGCCGCCTTGAGCCAGCGCAGTTAGACCGCCACCAGCAAGAAACGAACCCAAATCACCCCCGCCATAACCACCGGGGTCTGCACCAGATGTAAAACCAGAGCTTTCTTGATTGGAGCCACCGCCACCTTCTGCGGGGTTACCCACGCCCGATTCGTAGCTTGTTTGGCCCATTGCAGGCATTCCCGCATAGGTGCCCGTGTTATCCACCGGAATACTGAAATTAGGCATGCTTCCGGGGGGAGAGAAGAAATTGGCAATACCCCCCGCTATAGGCGTGTCATAAAGTCCGCGAGCCATTGTGGAAAAGGGGCTAAGTACTGTTGGCAATACCTCTGTCAGAAAATCGTTGAGCTTCTGATTACGCGCACTTTGCTCTTCAAAAGTTTCTTTAGCCACGTTAGGATTAACGTAGTTGAGGGAATTATCCCCGCCACCGCTCGAACCACTGGCCCCAGAAAGCCCCCCGGTAGGTGCAACCGTTGTGGCTCCTTGCCCGCCGGGTTTGGTGTAGAGCCCCGTTCTAGGATTGTATGTGTAGCCACCTACCGTGCCCGTAACAGAACCGCCTCGGTCAAACTTATCCTGCCCCATGTACGCAGCCATGTCGTTACCGTTTGACATGTCCTCAACGGGACCGCCCACAGCCATGTACTCTGGGCCGGGGGCTTTGTAGGGGGTGAGTGCGGTGTACTGGTCGTTGAAATACTGACGCTCTCTGGACGACATCGGATCGTTTGGCGTGCGGTCAAAAGCCCCGGGAACCTTAGTGCGGGAGTACGTGTAGGGGCGGATTAAACCCGGACTGGTTAGAGTAGGCACATTTTTGTCGTCTGAGCCAGAGAGCGCAGCAATCCCAAGAGCAGCAAGCGGCAGTTTGTTGGCTTTGGCAAACTCCAACGCGGCACTGGGGCTGGCAGTAACGGCATTGAATCCCGCGCCGAGTTTGTCCGTTTGGCTGGCACCTAAGCCGGGGCTATAAGCTCGGTCAAAACGTGCAAAATCGCCGGTCGAAGGTCCGGCTTGCGCACCCAACTCAGCGCTATAAGCGCGGTCAAAACGAGCAAAGTCACCGGTCCCACCCAACTCGGCTGGACTAATTGTTGGCGTTGTTGTTGGGATTGCGGGTACTGCTGGCTGCGGCAACGCGTCGGTTACAAACTTGCCCGGAACGCCCGCTAGGGGCTGCATACCCGCCGTAGCTCCGGCGCTAGAAGCGGGGACAACATTTGCCAAACTTTCTGGTACAACCGCTTGGGGAACAATTGATTCAGCGGCTGGGGGCACAACTGCGTTAGCTCCAGCGGAGGACAACGCGTTTGTGCCTGCGCCCATTAGACTTTCGCCAAGCCCGGAGCCGCCGTACGCGCCCAGACCGGCCATCAAACCCTTTTCCAAGCTCTTAGAAGTAAGGGCAGTAATGCCCCCGACTGTAAGGCCCGCCATAGCGGAAGACAACCCAAATCCGGCAGGGCCAAGCGCAAAACCAGCAATCATCGGCAGTATGCTTTTTAGGAAGCCTGCTTCTGCCAGACCCGTCTCTGGATTGATGGTTAGCGTGCCGCCGTGTTTCAGGGCAAGCGCTTGCAGACCCGCGACTTCTTCGGGGGCCATGTGGACCAGCATGGTGTCAGGCCCGCGACCTAGCGCAGCGAGTCCTTGTGCAGTTTGATTCATGGTTGCCTCTGAAATCGGGGGTGGGTCGAGTTTATCATGGTGCTGTCTTTATGCGAAGCATTTGACTATTTACCTGCACACCATCCTGCGTGTCTCTGTACACGTCGCCAAGCCTTAAAGTAGCGAGATCAGCGTCGGTTGGGAGCGTATCAAGGTTCAAGTTTAACGCAGCCCCAGCTATGTCTCCGGGGTTGTCCAACTGGTTGAAATACAGACGTATGGAGCTAAGCAACACCTCCATATACTGTTGGTTGTATTCAGCCGGTGGACTTACTAAACGCGGAGCGCGGACGAGAGGATTGCTCATGGCTTACCTCCGTCCGTCTGGGCGTATATCAATGGACGGCACACCCAACTGCCACTGCACCCCAAGGGTGTTCGAGCTGATTCGGAACGCCATTTGACGCCCACGAACACGTACATACACGATCTCCGTGAACTGCTGCACTTCGTAATTGCGGGTGGACTGGTAGTTCTGCGTACTAGTGACCGCAGGGGTTGCCGATGCGCTGTAATTCGAACCGGGGTTTTGCCGGGGCCGCAGCGTAAAGGTAACTGCGGGGTTGTTCACCGTAGAGCCGTTGAACGTAACGTCCGGGATCATCCGATAACCAAAGCCGTAGTTGTGCCCGTCCCCGATGTTGATGTCGGCAGATTGGCAGAAAGACGTAATGGCTGTGGGCGGGTTTGTCGCGCCGTCGTCTACACCGCTTTCATGGTATATAAGCTGCCCGTTATATCCTGTAGCCATTGGCGAGGCTCGCAGCGGCGAGTCAAGCCACGCCGTTCTTGCAAGGGTGCCGTAAGACCAGATTTTTTCCAAGTGGTTGTAAATCACGTATCGGTCAACCGCTGTTGAATTTGCGGAGCAGTAAAACCACCAAATCTCGTTGTACCCCTCGTTGGTACCTGAGAAAAACTGATATGACTGGGATAGATTAATGTCGTTAAAAATATACTGACGAAGAGGACAATACAGGGTTTCCACCCGTCCAGAATACATGTAGAACTTGTCCACGCCCATCCAGTAGGCGATGTTGTTGGCTGTAGATGTTGCGTTGGGGCCAACAATAGACAAGTTGTCGGCGAGAAGTTGAAAACCCCATACGTATGGTGGGCCAAGGTATTGCATGGAATACAACGCAGAGTCTGTCCACACCAAAATCTCTTGCCGCGACTGCATAGCAGTAATAATTTGAGAACCGTCACTGAGTGTAAAACTACCAGCTTGGTTGGTGATAGCCGGTGTCCATTGGGTGTAGTCTTCTTGGTCTGACCAGCGTATCAACATAGGGTTTTGTACGGCGGAGCCGTAGTCGTTTACACCAAACCCAATCACAAAGCGTGAAGCGTCCGACACCATGACAAAGTTGCAAACGTCTGGGGTATCCCCGCTAGTGAGCAGAACGCCACGGTCAAAAATGTTTGGGTCGGCGTTGGTTTCCCAGAGATACAGGCCACCACCCCGTGGGTTAAAGATCAAGTCTTCGCCGTAGTTAGACTGACTCCACAAACGAAGCTGGGAAGCAATTCCCGTTGTGGCAGACAACCCCCAACCTGTCGGCGTTGACGAGCCAGTAACGCCACCCCAGCCGCCTGCGCCCCAACCGTTTGGGGCTGTAAAGATTTCAGGGCCAATGGAGATTTGATATGTAAACGTGGCAGCGCCCGTCGTTCCCGAGGAGCTTGCCGGGGAAGAAACAACGATGCTGTACGTATTGGCGCTTAGCACCGTGAGTCTAAATTCTTGGTTAAGTGCTGTTGCTGGAATGCCGTTTATCGCTCCCCCGACACCTGAGATTGTTACAAAGTCGCCCGTTGCGGCTCCGTGGCTTGTGTCGTTTACCGTAACTGTTGTCGAACCATTAACGGTAGTAAACGCATTAGCCGCTACGGACTCTACAAGCCGGATAGGTGTGATGTCGTAAAAAATACCAATGGTGCCGTTCTGAATATAAAACTTGAGGTTTGTGCCAACGCCCAACAAGTTGTAGCCGGACAGCGTAACCCAGTTAAACAAAGAGCGGCATACGCCCCAAAACGACCCCGCAGGGGGTGCCAGCGCAGAATTAGTTGTGCCGGTATCGAGAGTCCAACCGCCAATTTTCTCGGGGTAGCCTGAACGAAAGCGCACCTTGTCCATCTCGAACCAAGTACCCTCGTTGGCCAGAGTTGTGGACTCTTTGTTGATTCCCGGTCTTAGCTGGAGTTTTTGTAGAGGCATGATTCATTTTCCCACGTATCAGGCAAAAGGTCGAGTGCCCGCTTTATCAATGATAAGCGCCTGCTTACGTGGGGTTCCGTCCGGTGTGTTTGTCACACTGATATGCGTCCAAGAATCAAACTCACGGATAATTTGGTCAAAGGGTAAACCCGCAGCAATCACTGCACGTACCACAGCATCGGGAGTCATCCCGGGAACACGGAAGTCTGCCGCGCAACCAATTCTATGCTGGCTCGTGTCTTTGGAGCCAACGCTGTCGTTGACTTGCTTTGACCGGAAGGCGCTGTTAATCATAATCGGCTTGCCGCCCAGCACAGTTTTTACCTGCTCCAAGAACTCAGCAAGCCGTTGCAAGTTGGCTGTCTCGGCTTCGTTTGGCGTGTTGTCAAACTGACGGTGATTTGTAACGGTCAGTTCCGCGAGGGTAAAGTGTGGTGTCATTTGATTGCCGGAGCCTTAGAAAGAAGGTCTGTCTTGGCCTGTGAGCCAGCAGAGGAGCCGAAGTAGTAAGCAATGATGCCTGTCCAAGCGGTGGACAAACTGCCCAGCATCATCAAGATCGTTGGGTTGCTGCCGTCAACCTTGCCAAAAAGCATCATGCCCAAAATGCCAAAGAACCCAACCGTGATGATTGCGGCCAAGGCCGGGGGAACAATTGACCTCGTGGCGGCTTGCATGTCCCGTGCAGACTTCCTGTCTTCTACAGACAGCTTTTCAAAGTTGAGGCCAAGCTCCTGCGCTTGTTTCTGCAACTCGATCTCAGCGATCTTGACTTGAGCAATCTGCTCGGCGGACAGCTTGTTGCTGGAGATCAGGTCGCCCACTTTGTCGGGGTCTACGCCGATTGCCTTGGAGATAGCCGAGACAGCCATCCCCGCCAGTGGACCGCCCATTGCCGTGGCAATTGTGGGCGCGATTTGTTTAAGCCAATCCATTACTGTTTACTCCTTGAAAGCATGGTTGCTGCAATTTGAAGCATGGCGCGGGTGCTGTCCATGTCTTCAGGCTGGGTAGCCCAGCCAACGGTGATTTGCCCAACAAATCTGCCCGGTTCCGGTGGCACACTGATACGGCACGTATAGGTAACGCCCTTGGCGATGTACCACAAACCCATTTCCGACTGCGCTGACTTGTACTCGCTGCACGGAATCTCGTTAGCCATGAGCTTGACCACATCCGAATTGTTGCCTGCGTTCTGTGTAAACAGCCCCACGTCCAGCCCGTCGTTTGTCTTGTCCCTGCCGTCCTTGGCGTAGGCCCGGTGCAGGATGCGTGTGCCAAACATTGAGTTGACCTTGAACACCGCCACGATCTGTGCGCCAGACTGTTTAAACAGATGGGCTGCTGCGTCTTCTACGCGGTCTTCGGCAATGCTGGGAATCTTTCTGGACTCTTTGTACGCCCCTATCAACAACTCTTGGTTTGTATATACAAAGTAGCCAGCAAACGTGAGCACGGCCATCAGCACCATTGCAAAGAGACGGAACGGGCTGCTGACATACGCCAGCACTTTGTCAACTAGGTTTAAACGCTCGTCACTCATCTTTGCTGCTCAAGGATGCCAATAGTGAAATATAAGATCACCCCGACTAAGCTAAAAAAGATAACTGCCAGCAAGGCCAACTCAACAACCTCATCCATCTCTTGATTGCGCTTGACCGCAGACTCACGCTCCCGCCGCGCATCATGGGCAGACTCCACATCCATCGCCGCTGCTCTGGACTTTATGCGGTTCCAGACGTCTATTTTCCCCGCCTGCATGAACAGGAGTTGCAACTCATCTTCAAACCGTCTAGCTTGGTCGAGCGCCATCTCGATCTGGATGGCCGTGCCCATTGATGACTTGGACTTCTTGGCCTGAACAACCGCCTTGGTGGCGGTGGACTTTGCGTCAAAGTACTTGCCAAGGACAGGCCCAAGAGACGACACATCGTCAACGGTTTTGCTGACCTTCTTGATGAGCGCAACTGCTGCCTGTATGCCTGCAAGGGCTGTAATCGGATCAATCACTTTCCGCTACCTTCTTAGGTTCAGGTTTGCCTTTTTCTCGCCACTGGAGACACCAAACTTCTTTGCGGTCCGAGGACCACGACCACCTTACGCACTCAAAGGTTGGAGCAGGTGCTTGTGCTGCTGGCGGTAATGGCGGCAGCGCGTCCACAATTTACACAGTCCGTTTCTTGCTAAGCTGCTGCGACTTGAGCCTGATACGCCGCAACCACTTCAGCAGTCCAAGCCGCATTGCAGATTGCCACGACATTGGCAGGTTGACCAGTGAGGTCTTGGCCCGGTGTCAGGCTGGTGCGGTGAAAGGTCTGAGCAATCTGGTCGCCGTCTTTTAGGATGCGTGTAGCCTCGCGGTACAGCACAATGCCGTTCTCGGTGACGGTGATTTGGTCGATAACTTTGGTTTCGGTGAGTGCCATTTGATTTCCTTTAAATGTCCGACTGCATAATCCAATGTAGATAATTAAGCAATTTTGTAATTACCATTTACTGCCATAAATCCTTGTGCATCATAAGCAACATTTGCATCAGAACCGCCGCCAGTTGCGACTGAATTAACATTTATTAGTGTGTTACTAGTTCCTGTTATAAGTTGCATTACATGGCCTGCTGTCATTGAAATACCATCAGAATAGTTACTTAAAGATGCGCCTGCGCTATCTGTTGTAAAGGGTAATCCACCTATATTTAAAGTCCCTGTTCCAGTTCCGCTGTTATAACCTATTCGAATGCTAATTAAAACTCTATTTCCAATTTTTGTGTACTGACCAGTTTGCGAGGTATATGTTGCTGTACCAGCAGTAGTGCCGCCAACAATGATTGGCGTAAAAGTCCCCTCCTCATAATCATCCAGCGTGTTTGCGTCAGCGCTTGCCGATTGCGTAGCGGGGAAGGTGATGCCGTTCAAGCTCGGGGTTGTGCCAGACACAACAAGCGCACCCGCTGCGTCAGGCAGAGTGATCGCCCTGTTCGTGTTGGTAGCCGGTGGCGTGATGGTGATGATGCCCGTCCCGCTTAGGGACAGCATCTCAAGCTGGCTTGCTGCAATTGTTCCGTTAGCCATTCAGTTGCTCCTCAGTGGGTCGTGCCAGGGTCGGGTGATCCCAAGCGGCAATGTAGTCACCCTTGCCGTCAGAGTCGTTCTGCAAGCGGATGGTGGTCAGGAAGTCCTGCTGAGTCAGCGTAGGATACAGTGCTTTGATTTTGTCGTAGAGTGTCATGTTATGCGCCCCTTGCAAGAAAACCAGACATATTTAAAACACTACAAGACGGGGCATCATCAGTAATATAAATATATACTTCAAAATAGTCAGTCGTGCCATTAGCATATTGCAAATCATTTGCAAAATACCCATTTTGTGTTAAGACACCAATCATAAAATTATAAATTTCATTACTTCCATTTTTATAGAGTGCCACATATGCTTCACTTGCAGACCCCGTAACACCACCCGACCAATTAAACTGATAATACCCAGCAACAGTTGGCGTAAATCTACTGGAAGCAAAATTGCTATTTGTGTCAAATGTTTCTGTATCAAACGTAACTTTTGTCCAAGTGCTACTTGATGGGGTCTGCGCTGTTGAACGGGTTGCCCTAAATGCAGGGCCGTTGCCAGCCACGTTTGTTCCAAGTTTTGCTTGTGTTACAGACGCATCAACTAATTGGCTTGCATTTATAGTTTTGTTAGTCAGCGTCTGAGTCGCGGCAATACCCGCCACTGTGTCAGTAGCATCAGGCAGCGTCAGCGTCCTGTTTGTGTTTGTGATGGGTGCTAACAGGGTGACTGTGCCCGTGCCGGTTGCCGAGGCCGTTACTGCAATGCTGCTCATGCTGCTGCTCCTTCAAGTGCGGTGATGCGGGTTGTCATGGCTGCTGTTTTAGTCATTCAAAAGAGTTGGTTGCAATATTCCACTTGCGACCAACAAAAGACTGTGATGCCAACCATTCGTCAATCTCTGGTTTTGCAAGAGCAAGCGCATCTTGGACATATTGCTCATCAGTTTTTCCATTTACCAATGGAACTCGTTTGTCAATAATAAACAAAGCGTTTGCATCGTTGCGAATATTAAAGCCGACAAACTTATTGTCAGTTTCGTTTTCAAAGTTTTTGATTTCAACTTGCATGATTTTTCCTTTAATTAAACTGTGTCACCATTGTCGGCACAAAAAATAGAGATTGTGTAATTTTTTGTAAATCCAGAGCGATTCTTAAATGTAACTGTGTTGTTATTTATAGATTTATACACAGCAATATCAACAACACCTGCATCAGTAGTTGATATTTGAGTAGCAGACCCGCCAATTTGTGAAACTGTTACATTGTAATTGGCAAAAAATGTGCCCCCATTTCCAGAAGTCCCACATGTAACACAAATCAATTGAGCAGCAGACCCACTAGATAAGGTAATGGTGGAACCATCTGCAACATCAAGACTGCTTCCCGAACGAAAAACTCCAAACCCGTTTGTGGTAAATGAAGTAATTTGTCGCTTGACAAGGAAATTTCCCGTTGATTCGATACGGGCGCGTTCTGTGCCGCCAGTGCTGACAGCCACTGTGTCAGCGGCAGGGAAGAAGATGCCTGTGTTGACATCGCCGGTAGTCGTAATGACGGGCAACGCGGCTGTACCAGAGGCGGCAACAAATTGGGCATCTGCGTTGAACCGCGCAGACTCAACACCGCCTTCACTAAACCCGATGATGTCTGTACCAAAAAAGATGCCGGTGTTGGCATCAGTGCCGCGAATAGCAGGGGCGGCTGCTGTGCCGTCCACATCAGAAAGGCCGTCAGTGCCGCTTAGAATTAAAGTCATGTTTGTTTCCTTTCAAACAACAGCCCAGCGAGAGCCGCTGGAGACTGTGACTGTGATGCCGGAGTTGATAGTGATTGGGCCAGAGGACATTGCGTTGTTTGTTGCGGCAATAGTGTAATTCTCTGCCACCGTCTGGCTGTTCACCACAATGCCGTTTGAGGCCACCAATACTGTTGACTGAAACTCCCCCGTTGAAGGCTTGTACAGCAGCTTGGCATTGCTGGTGTTGACTGTCAAGGCCGTGCCGCTTGTTGCACTTGCCATCAGCGGGAAAATATTTGACGCTGTGCTGGTGTCGTTGACAATTGCAGAACCGCCCACAGAAGCCCAACCAGCGCCCGTGTAGCCCTCAAACTCACCAGTGGTAGTGTTGAACCTTAGCTTGCCCGTAACGCCCGTGGGGCGCTCTGCTGTCGTTCCCTTGGAAATCTGCACAGCACCTGTAGACGTGAAGGCCGAGTCTGCGGTGGCGGTCAAGACGGTGGCGTTGAGTGTTGTAAAACTACCCGCTGCCGTAGTAGCGCCACCAATAACAGTGCCGTCAATTGCACCACCGTTGATGTCTACGAAGTCGAACATCTGGATGACGTTGGTGCCGTCTACATACAAATGCGCCTTGCGCCCGTTGGGCACCGTGATACCCGTCCCGCCCGAGGTCTTCACGGTAATGCTTTGACCGCCCGAGGTGTTGTTCTGAACAATGTACTGCTTCTCGATGGTTGGCACCACCAACTCACGGGTAACCGTCAGACTGCCCGTAGACGTAGCGTTCAGGACCAAGGCTCGCGCCGTCTGAAGCGCAACTGTGTTGCTCAGGCTGATAGTCAGGTTGGTGTCGCTGGTAAAAACAGGGTTGCCTAATCCGACAAGGGCCTGCTCAATAGCCGTGCCAATGTTATCGTTGGTCGTGCTGCCCCAAGAGCCTGCTTGTTCGCCCGTGCCAATCAGCTCAAATTTAAGGTCTGAATACGTGCTTGCCATGTCTTTCCCTTACGTTCAAGTTATTTTCGCAGATTTAAGCATGGTGGGCAACTGCCGTTAAACGACAACCCAGCGGCTACCGCTAGGAACTGTTACTGTAATGCCTGAGTTAATTGTGACTGGCCCCGCGCTCATGGCGTTGTTTCCTGCCGTAATAGTCGAGCTAACAGCAACCGTTGCGGAGTTTTCAACATAACCCTCACCCCCAATCACGGCGCGTTCTGACGGGTAGGTAACAAATACGTCTTTTGTTCCGGCGCTAAAGTTGACTGCTGATCCGCTGTTAGACGATGACAACACCACTGTTCGGGCTAAGGTTGTGCCTGATGTTGCATACGTACCAATCCCAACTTCCCATTCAGTGCCGGTTTGAGCCACGATAGCGTAATAGGTGGTGTTGGCGTCGCCAACTGCCGCGAACGACTGGAACCCCGTTGATGCGCCCAGAAGCGTTACTGTCCCAGTACCTGTCGTGGTGGTTGTTTCTTTTACCCGGTCTGCAAGTACGAGAGCCATATGTATCCTTAATCCGTCTCAACCAACGACCAATCAGCCGTTTCTGCGTTATTTACCAGCGCCCAGTTGGGTGTTTGAGAATCGTTGATATTTTGCCAGTTTGGAGTTTGACTGTCATCTACCAAAATCCAATAAACGGCGATTACAGTTCCAGCCGCGCCCGAGGCTTGCACCCCAGACAGCGCAAAAGACTCTGTAAACCCAACCGATCCAGCGGTTCCGATTGCCAAATTTCCAGTCAGCGCAATTGTTTTGCTGTGGCTCACCGTGCCTGCAAAACCTGAAGCCGCCACCCCCGTAAGAGCGACGGTGAGAGAGGGGGCTACTGTGCCAACTTCGCCTATTGCCACATCGCCGGATGTTGCATCCGACTCGTTGTAGATCATTGTCCCAACAGCGCCGGAAGCCTCAACCCCTGTCAGGGCAAATAATGTTGGCCCGCGAGAAACAGTACCAACGGCCCCCGCCGCAGACACGCCAATCAGGGCAAGAGAGTTTGTCACCCCGACGGAACCAACACCCCCTAAAGCCTCTACCCCTGACAGAGCAAATGCTGTGTCCCCGCGAGCAACAGTGCCAACCTCTCCAGATGCAGACACGCCCGTCAGGGCAACTGTCGAAGCCGCAGTAACTGATCCAACAAAACCGGAGGCCGCAACACCCGACAGAGCAACGGTGCTTGAGCCTGTTACAGACCCAACAGCCCCAGACGCAGACACGCCCGTTAGTTCTTGCCCACTGAGAACTGATCCAACATTCCCGGACGCGGACACGCCCGTCAGGGCAACGACGACTACGTTTTCACCGAGAGCCGCAAATGGGGCCTGTGCAAATGCGGATATACCAAACATGGTCTACGGCTTACGCCGCCTCCGCTTAGGTTGTAGCCAGACGCAACAAAGCAGTTGATGTCGTATCAGCAGGCATTGTCAAAGTAAAAGTACCCGCCGTGATGGTCTGACTGCCAAACGTATGGACAGAAACCGCCTTGTTACTTTGCGTAGAGTTGTAAATCAACACCGCATCAAACGCCGTAGACAAAGTTACTGTTGTGTAAACAATGGATGCCGAAGGGGTAAAAAACGCCACCCCCGCAGTTGCCGAAGAGTTTGTTGCCGTAGGAGGGGTTGCAGCCGTTACCGTTACGCCCCCTGCGGAGTAACCCGTACCAGACACCTCATTCGAAGCAGAGTACGCCGTGGTAGATGCGTTAACTGTGGCGGATGTCAAATACAAAGCCGCTTTAAACGTGTCGGTTGCGCTTGTTCCGCGGGTCGGTGCCGTTCCAAAGTTATGGGTTGCGGTCATTAGCTCGCCCATGAACGAGGTACACATTGATTGAGTGTTTGCCATGATTTATCCTTTAAGCAAAAGAAGCTGTTTCGCCGCCACCAAAGACGGCTGTTTTTTTCAAGGTCACATGCGCAGAACGGTGGACAAGCTCTCCGTCCAACCAGTACTCAACCCATGTCGTGAGTTCGTTGTCATTATCCACTGTGCCTTCCCGCTTTTCAAGCAGGGAGTCATCCATGTCGCCTTTGGTTGTGGTTACAAGCATGTTGGTCCTTATGAAATTCTAATTAACGCAGATGACACTGTGTTGGCTGGCATCTCAACAACAAAGGTGGTGGTCGCCACCTTGTCAGAGCCAAAGTCCAATATAGCAATCGCTTTGTTGCTCTTGGTGACGTTATAAATTAACGCGCCACGTGCCGTGAAATTGGCGGGGTTCCATGTGGGGTTGGCAAAATCTACAAAGGCTGTTGTGCCCGAGGTCTGAACCGTAACGCCTGTCAACACATTGCCACCGGCTGTATAGCCTGTACCGGATGTTTCGCCTGTTGCTGTGTAAACGGTGGTGTCTGCGTCAAGGTTGGCTGTCGCCAAGTACAAGGCCATCTTCAGCGTGTCTGTGTCAAGGTCGTGTACACCCAGCAAAATATCCTGCTTGAAGCTTGTGGTGAGTGTCTGGTCAAATGCCATATCAGATCACCTTTTGCTTGTACTGACCGTCCCGATACGCATCTCCGCGCTCAAGTCCATCACCAAGTCGTTTGGCCTGTGCTAAAGCTTCTGTGTATTTTCCGTTGTACAAGGCGGTCATGTCGGCTTCACCCTTCATGAACGTGTTTGCCTCTACCAGAGAGCCGTACAACAGGACGGGATCGTAATTATCGCCAAGCCAAGATGTGCCAGCCGTGACAATTGAAACGGGGTAGTAGAAGTAATGCAACTCTACGTAATACGCAGCATCAGGCGTTGGGCCGAGGATGAGTGATAGCTCAGTGGTGATCGCTGAACTGACAATCGTTGGCCCGAACAAAGCGTAGTATTTTGGCTCGCCTGTTGCGTTCGGGCTGGGGTAAGCCTGCCGGATAAAGTTTACATCCTTGTTGAGCAAGTACTCGTACGTGCCAGTGTCTAGGTTTGCGCCGGTAACACCTGTCACCAATGCCAACGAAAACACAGACAAGAAATCGTTTGGCAAAGACACGTACTTGTTGTT